CCTAATTCTAGGCTTGCTATCTTTACAGACTTCACCCGTAAAGGCTGATATAAACGCTATAGATGCTTATAAGATTTATGCTCATATAAAGATAGGCTCATATAAAGAGTTTAAGTGTATTGAGAAGCTGTGGACTAAAGAAAGTAATTGGCGGCCTAAAGCTAAAAACCCAAACTCTACAGCTTATGGCATACCACAGCTGTTAAAGATGAAAGAAACAAACCCTTATAAACAGATAGACTTAGGCCTAAGATACATAAACAAGCGCTATAAAGGTAGTGCGTGTGAAGCCTTAGCTCATCATAAGAAACGGGGTTGGTACTAATGGCTAAACGCGGTGACCCTAGATTAAACAGGGCTTACAGGTATAAGTTTAGAAACCAAGTATTAGCTAGAGATAGCTACACCTGTTATTACTGTGGGGCAGATGCAGACCAAGTAGACCACGTCATACCTATAAGTAAAGCGCCTGAATTAGTAATGAGCTTTGATAACGCTGTGGCCTGTTGCAAGCGCTGTAACGTAAAAAAAGGCAATAAGTCACAGGGTGTTTTTTTAGCCAAGACGGCTACCCCCCCTGTCTTTTCTGGCAATATATCCCCGAAAACCGCTGTAATGACCCAAAGCGGGCCTTGTTTGGGCCAGCCTGCACAACCTTTAGACTAATGAGTACCAAACCTAAACAGCCTATCCGGGGGCTAGCGCAACCACGCTTACATAACGTTTTGTTATCTGGCCCTACTAGGGGCGGTGAAGTTGCAGAGCTTGCCGAGCGTATCGGCCTGCCGCTTTTACCGTGGCAGCGCTTTGTTTTGGACGATATGCTTACAATAGATAAAAATAAAATGTTTATTCGTAAATCAAACCTTGCGATTACGTCAAGACAAAACGGTAAGACTCATTTAGCGCGTATGCGTATTTTAGCGGGCTTGTTTTTGTTTAATGAGCGTAACCACATAGTAATAAGCTCTGCTAGGTCTATGGCCCTTACTACCTTTAGAGAGGTAGCTAATGCTATTGAAGATAGCCCCGAGCTAAAAAAAGACCTTAAAAAAATACTTTACACTAATGGTAATGAAGCCATAATCTTAAAAAACGGTGCTAGGTTAGATGTTAGAGCTGCTACCCGCGATAGCGCGCGCGGCGCTAGCGCTGACTTTCTATTTATAGATGAGCTTAGAGAAATAGACTCTGAGGCCTTTGCAGCTGCTCTACCTGTAACCCGTGCTAGGCCCAATAGTCAGAGCCTATTTTGTAGCAACGCTGGAGACGGTTTTAGTGAAACCCTTAACGAATTACGCACGCGCTGCCAGAGCAACCCGCCGCCGTCTTTAGGTTATTACGAATATAGCGCCCCGGCATTTTGCGCCCTAGATGACCGTAAAGCGTGGGCAGCTGCTAACCCGGCGTTAGGCATACTAATAACCGAAGAAGCTTTGCAAGAAGCGCTAGCGGTGCAGACTACAGAGCAATTTAGGACAGAGAGCCTTAGCCAATGGATAGACAGCTTACAAAGCCCGTGGCCGTTTGGCTCTGTTGAAGATAGCAGCGATATAAACCTAAAGATGAGCCCCGGGCCGCTTACTGTTTTTGCTTTTGACGTTAGCCCTAGCCGCCGTGATGCCAGCCTAGTAATGGGTCAGATGTTACCTAATGGCAAGATAGGCCTAGCAGTACTAGAAACCTACAGCTCACAGGTAGCAGTAGATGAAGTTGTAGTAGCAGCCTCTATAAAAAAATGGGCTGACCTGTATTACCCGCGTTTAGTCTGCTACGACAAATACACTACTGCCAGTATTGCTCAAAGGCTACAAAATGCAGGGGTACAGACCCGGGATATATCGGGGCAGACCTTTTACACCGCCTGTAGTGATATGTATGATGCTTTAGTAAATGACAGGCTAAGGCATAGCGGGCAAGATGCGCTAATACAACAAATGGCTAACTGTGCAGCTAAACAGACCCCAGATGCTTGGCGTATTGTTAGGCGTAAGTCTGCCGGGCCTGTAGATATACCTATAGGGCTAGCTATGGTTATACATATATTGGCGCAACCTGTAGCAGAGGCAAAGGTATACGCCTAGACACGCCGAAAGCCAAACTGTAAACCTATACTTGACTTTTAGGCAATAATGCCCCAATGGGATTACTAGAAACTATAGGGCTGCGTAAAAAAGACATAGAGGCGCAATTATCGCCGCCTATTATGCAACAAACTTACGGCGCGGGTGTTTATAGTTTTGGCGGTTTATACAATACAAACGGCGTACCATTTATAGATAGAAACTTAGCTTTGCAAGTACCAGCGGTAAGTAGATGCCGTAACTTAATCTGTGGCGTTATTGCAAGTATAGATTTAGAGCTAATACAAAAAAGTACAGGCCGTAAATTACAAAGCCCTGTTTGGTTAGACCAACCGGACATAAGACAGCCACGCAGCGTTACCATAAGTTACACCGTGGACAGTTTACTTTTATACGGAGTGGCCTATTGGCGCGTTACGTCTTTGTATGAAGATGACGGCAGACCTAGCGGTTTTGAGTGGGTAGCTAATACCCGCGTTACAGTAACTACAGATAATTACGGCGACGAAGTAGATTATTATTCAATAAATGGGCAGCGCGTACCAGATAGCGGCGTAGGGTCTTTAGTAACTTTTCAAAGTTTGTTACCTGGCGTATTAGAAACAGGCGGGCGCACAATTCAAGCCGCGTTAGACATACAAAAAGCGGCAAGCGTTGCAGCTGCTACACCTATGGCTACAGGATTTATTAAGAATAGTGGGGCAGATTTACCAGAGGCACAAATACAAGGGTTATTAGCTAGCTGGAAAGCCGCGCGTAACTCACGCAGTACAGCTTATTTAACTAGCACGTTAGATTATCAAACCGTGGGTTACTCACCTAAAGAAATGATGTATAACGAAGCATCACAGTATTTAGCTACAGAGATAGCCCGTTTAATGAACGTACCGGCATATTACATAAGTGCGGATATGAATAACTCAATGACTTATCAAAATATTATAGACGGGCGTAAAGAGTTTGTAGCTTATTCATTACAGCCGTTTATTAGCGCTATTGAAAACAGGCTTAGTATGGACGACGTAACCCGCCGAGGTAATCAGGTGCGTTTTGCGTTAGATACAACATTTTTACGCGCTGATACTTTAGCGCGGTTGGAAGCTATAGAAAAAATGCTAACGCTAGGTCTTATAGATGTAGAGCAGGCACAAAGTATGGAACAGCTAAGCCCTAGTGGACTAACAGAGAGGCCAAACAATGCTATTAACATTTAGCGGCAACATAGAGGCAGTAGATAACGGTGAGCGCCGTACTATTGCTGGCAAAATTGCACCTTATGGAGAAGTAGGCAACACAAGCGCCGGGCGCGTAGTGTTTGCAGAAAACTCTATAACCGTGCCAGAGCCAAGCAAAGTAAAACTTTTAATGCAACACGATAACAGCAAGCCGGTAGGACGTATGCAAAGCGTTACCAGTAATAAGACCGGGTTATATGCCAGCTTTAAGGTAAGCGCTAGCACGCGCGGTAGTGATGCAATTTTACTTGCACAAGAACAGTTAATGGACGGGCTGAGTGTAGGTGTAGAGGTAGAGGACTCACGCCAAGAAAAAGATTATCTGCTAGTTACGGCTGCTACCTTAAAAGAGGTATCTCTAGTAGAGAGCGCTGCATTTCCAAGCGCTGCCGTGTTAAAAATTGCTGCTAATGAAAACGCAGTAGATAACCAACCAACAGAAACGACAGGAGAAACCGTGGATAAAGCCCCGGAAGAAATGGCAGCGGAAGGTACTTATTTACCAGACGGTGCAACAGTAACGCTAAAGAGCGTTAGCTATAAAGATGATGAAGCCGCGGGCGCTACTGAACCAGTAGAAGCCGCGCGCAGAATTATTAAGCCAAGTGCATTAAACTCACAAAGAGTACGCACACCTATTACAAGTATGGGCGCATACACAGAGCATAAAATTAAAGCTGCTCTAGGTAATGAAGAGTCAAAACTATATGTAACAGCTGCAGATGATAGTTGGACTACAAACCCTGCATTTAATCCAACGCAGTATCTATCAGAGTTTGTAACTAATACACGTTTCCCAAGAAGCGCGGTAGATGCCTGCTCTAAGGGCGTATTACCACCTAAGGGCAACACAATTAACGTGCCTGCATTAGTAGACTCAAACGGCGGCCTAAATGGTGTAGCACCTGTAGTAACCGTTGAAGCTGAGGCCGGAGCTGTAGCCAATACAGGTATGGTTACTGAGTATCTAACTGGTACTGTAAATAAGTATTCAGGTATGAATACCCTTAGTGTTGAGTTGCTAGAGCGCACAGATAATCCACAATTCTTTGCAGAATTGACAAACCAATTACAGGTAGCGTATATGAACGCAACAGACCAAGCGGTAATTACTGCAATTAACGCAACAGGCTTTACTAGCACAGGCGTAGCAGCTACAGCCGCAGGTTTGATTTCTTACACCGCCGAAAGTACCGCTAACGTTTACAAAAACAGCGGATATTTTGCACAAAACTTTGTAGGCAGCACCGGTATCTATAACTTGCTATTAGGTGCAACAGATAGCACAGGCCGCCCAATTTTCAACGCTTATCAGCCAAACGCGGCAGCACTTGCTAACGCGGCTGGTATGGTAAGTAATAACTCTGTACGCGGTAACGTACTAGGTCTAGACCTTTATGTAGATAGATTTATGACCGCTGGAGTAGCTGATAACTCAGCATTTATTTTAGCTCCAGAGGCGTTTACTGTTTATGAAAGCCCTCAGGCTTATATGAGCGTAAACGTAGTATCAAATCTACAGGTACAAGTAGCTATCTATGGCTTTATGGCAACTATTGCAAAAATCCCATACGGTATCTGCCGCCTAAATATCAGCTAATAAATAACTAATAGTCTGGTAGGGCCTTAGCCCTTTGGCTCTACCAGACCTACAAAGAAAGGTACAAATATGCCGGCTACTTATGTTACCGCCGCTACGTTAAAAGCATCTTTAGGTGTTGGCACTTTGTACGACTCTTACACTTGGATAGAGGACACCTGCCAAGCCGCGCAAGATTTAATTAACGGGTTTTTATGGTTTGACTCTGCCCCGGTAGTGGGAACTGCGTTAGTAAATAACGTAGCTACCGTGATGATAGCCAACCCCGGATTATTTACCGCTGGAGAATCCGTTACAGTAGCCGGGGCTGGCAGTACTTTTAACGGTACATATACAATTACCAGTACCTTACCTTTTAGTACAGGCAGCACTACCCTTTTACCAGCATTTAATTTACAGCTTAATTATTACCAATACCCACAGGGTTACAGTTTTATACAATATGCAAAAACGGCAGCTGACCAAAACTTTAGGCGCGTAGTACCTAGCGGCACTATGACGGGTGATGATACAAAGACGGCTACCTACGCTAATACACCTGCTATAAACGCAGCTGCACTTATGTTAGCTGAGAATATCTGGACTAGCCGTTTTAGCACACAAAACGGCGGCGTAAGCGTAGACGGTTACAGCCCTAGCCCGTTTAAGATGAGTAATACTTTAATGGCATCTATACGCGGTTTGTTAGCGCCTTACTTATCGCCTAGCGCTATGGTGGGATAATGCCAGCCGCGATAACTACACTACGCAGCACTATAGCCGCTGCCTTAGCTAATAACTCTGTTTGGAGTACGTTTAGTTTTCCACCTAGCACAATAGTAGCTAACAGCGTAGTAGTAGCCCCGGCAGACCCGTACCTTACGCCTAGCAATAATAAACAGGCAACTATATCGCCTATGGCTAATTTCAAAATTATTATGACCGTGCCTATGTTTTCTAATGAGGGCAACCTACAAGGCATAGAGGATACGATAGTAGCCGTGTTTGATAAATTAGCTGCTAGCTCTATCGTTTTTAATGTTACCGCTGTTAGCGCGCCTAGCGTACTAACTTTACCAAGCGGTGATTTACTTACAAGTGATTTACAAATATCCGTACTAACGAGCTGGAGCTAAAATGGCACTAACAGATGAAGAAAAAGCGTTTCTAATCAAGATAGGGCAAGAATTGCCTAAAGAGGTTAAAGAAACAAACAAAAAAGAAACACAGGCACAAACACCGACACAAGAAACAGAGGTATAACAAATGGCAATTTTCCTATCTAACGGCGTAGTAGTAACGCTTAACAGCGTAGCCCTATCAGACCACGTTACTAGCGCAACTATTAACCGTAGTTTTGATGAGCTTGAAGTTACAGCTATGGGCGATACAGCTCATAAGTTTGTAAAAGGTTTAGAGGCCAGCACTATCACGCTTGATTTTCTAAACGACACGGCAGCATCAAACGTACTTGCAACCTTGCAAGCTGCGTGGGGTACTACTGTAACGCTAACCCTAAAACAAACTAGCGCTGCTACAAGTGCTACTAACCCGCTGTATAGCACTACAGTTTTGGTAAATAACACTACTGATATTAACGGCGCTGTTGGCGATATTTCCACACAAAGCATTACATTTACTTGTAATTCACCTATAGTAATTACCACAAGCTGATAATTAAACAAAGGGGCACACAATGGCAAAACTTAAAATAACAAGGGCAGACGGTAGCGTAACCGAGCATAAGATTACGCCCCGTATTGAGTATGCCTTTGAGATGTATGCAAAAAAAGGTTTTCACAAAGCCTTTAGAGATGATGAAAAACAGAGTGACGTTTATTGGCTTGCTTGGGAGTGTTTACGCACTAGCGGGGAAGTAGTAAAAAGTTTTGGGGCAGATTTTCTAGAAACCTTAGCTAAAGTTGAGGTACTAGATGATGACCCTTTGGAATAGTGGGGCGCGGTAGCTTTGGCTATCTAATCGCACAAGTGGCGGTAGAAACAGGCATAGCGCCCCAGTATTTATTAGACTTAGATGATGTAATGTTTAAGAATATATTAAAGGTTTTAACAGACAGAGCTAAGGCGGTGCAAGATGCCAACAGAGGTAGAAAACGCGCTTGAGCTTAGACTTGCGTTAAAAAAATATATGCCAGATTTAGCTAAAGAAACTCAAGATGAAATGGCTAATGCGCTACGCCCTGTAGTAGCTAGAGCTAGAGGTTTTATACCGGCAGACTCAAAATTATTAAGCGGTTGGGTTAAAGGTACAGCTAGCATAGATACAATTAATTACAGGGCATTTCCAACCTTTAGTAGTAATGATGCTAAACGCGGTTTAGGTTATAGAGTAACACCGTCTAGGCCTAATAAATCGGGCTATGTATCTTTAGCCAGAATACAACAGAGTAACGCAGGCGGTGCAATATATGAAACTGCCGGGCGCTTAAACCCAAACGGTAAAAAGCAAGGCCCAATAGTAGACCGTTACAAAAATGGGGTGTATGACCAAACTACGCATACTGGTAAACAATACTCAACAAGCCTAAACCCTAATGCGGGTCAGCAATTTATGGACAGTATAAACAGTACAGGGCCGTTAGTAAATGCAAGGCCTAAAGGTATGCAAGGCAGGCCTAGCCGTAAACAAACAGGCCGCGCTATGTATAGAGCCTATGCTGAAGATAACGGCGTGGCATTAACTGCCGTAGTAAAAGCTATAGAAAACGCTAAAGTAAAGTTTGAAGAAAAAATGGCTGCATAATGGCTACAGAATTACTAATAAATATAGTTAGCCAAGCCACGGGTAAAGGCTTTTTAGAGTCTGAAAAAGCGGTAAACAAGTTAGAAAAAAAGGTAAAAAGTCTAGGCAAAACTTTAGGCATAAGCCTTGCTGCCGGCGCTGCATTAAAGTTTAGTAAAATCTTTGTTAAAGCCTTTGCAGAGGACGAAAAGGCAGCCATACAATTAACTAAAGCTGTAGATAATTTAGGTATAGGTTTTGCTAACCCGTCTATAAATAACTTTATAGAAAATCTAGAAAAAACAGCCGGCATATCTAGAACAGAGCTTAGGCCAGCATTTCAAGATTTACTAACTACTACAGGCTCTTTAACTAAAGCGCAAGACATATTAAATAAATCTATAATTATTAGCAGAGGCTCTGGCATAGCTTTAAGCACAGTTACAGAGGACTTAACTAAGGCTTATTTAGGCAGCACTAAAGGTTTAGAAAAATACAAAACAGGGTTTACAACGGCAGAATTAGCAGCTAAATCATTTTCAGAAAACTTAGAAATACTTTTAACCCTAAATAAAGGCGCGGCAGATGATTATTTTACTACAACAGCATATAAACTAGAGTTATTAGCTCTAGCAGGTGAAAGCGCTAAGATAACAATAGGTGAAGGTTTAGTAGAGGGTTTAGGCAATTTTGCAGGTAGCGGTGAGGCTAGTGATGCACAATATGTGATAGATAATTTAGCTACAGGGTTTGCTAATTTATTAAAAACAAGTGGCGCTGTTTTAGGATTTTTAGCGCGTATCCCGGAGTTTGGATTTAGGGCAGTAGGTCTAGGCGCTATGTATGATAGGCCAGAAACAGTAACTAGCAAAGAAACAAAGTTTACAAAAAAGCAAAAAGAAGTAATAGCTAAACTAGATGCAGCGGCAGCAAAACGCGCTAAACAATTAGCAGACCTTGCTAAAAAACAAGCTAACGCCGAGGCATTAAAACGCAAAGAAAAAGAAAAACAGGCAGCGCTAGATAAAGCTGCCCTAGCACTTGGCAAGGGTGAAGATGTTTTTGATTTAGATAAGATACAAATACAAGCCGCTATATTAAGTAAACAAGATGAAATAAACAGGCTAGGTACAGCTGCTACAGACCAACAAAAATTACAGCTAGCTAATGAGGCACAGCGCCTAACAGTAAAACAGTTAATGCTAGAGTTAGAAGATGCTATAGCAGATAAAGACGTAAAACGTGCTACTACCTTATCTGAGCAATTAAATAAAGAGCTAGCTATATTAGCTACTTTGCAAAATCAAACTTATAAATTAACAGATATAGATAAGATTTTAGATAGTTTTGTACCTAAAGATTTAATAAACCTAAAAAACTTAGATGATGCTATAGCAAAACTTTTACAAATTGCAGGCTCACGTTTTGACTTTCTAAGCCCGATTATACCTAGTACAAGAAATGCTAATGATAGCATTTTAGATAAAGATATAGCTAGCCGTTATAAATCGGTTGACCCAGATGCTATTAGAGCTGTAGAGGCCCACGCAGACGCTCTTAGTGCTTTGGCTGAGTCAGAGTTAGCGTTAGCAGATGCGCTTTTTGCTGAAAGTGAGCGCGCATTAAATATAGCTACAGCAAGCCTTACAAGCGCGGGTTTGCCAGACTTTTTTAACCCGGCGGCTTTCCGTATGCGTGATGAACCTATACGCGTAGAAATCATAGATAAAACTAGCGGTCTTATTGAAGTAGTACAAAATGCAGTTATAGAAAATACCCGCTATGGCAATTCTTTAACCTATACTGGAAATGTAATAGCACAATGACGTTACCGACAATAAACGCGGTTATTAACTTTAGTACTGGCCCTAGCTTTGCCCAAGCTATGATTTTAGGTGAGGGTATATTAGATACAAATATATTAAGCGATAGCGCGGCTGTAATTGTAGATGTATCTAATGTAGTAGATAGCATACAAACTAAAAGAGGCCGTAACGCACAAGCCGATAGATTTCAGACCGGCACACTTACATTACGCATAGTAGACCAAAACGGCGATTTTAACCCGCAAAATCCCGGCAGCCCTTATTTTGGCTTGCTTGACCCTATGCGTAAAGTAGCTATATCGGCTACTTATAACAGCGTTACTTACCCTATCTTTAGCGGATTTATTACTAGCTATAGCACTACTACGCCTAAAAATGCGCTTGATGTTGTTTATACCACAATAACGGCGGTAGATGCGTTTAGACTTGCCCAAAATGCACAAATAGCCACAGTAACAGGGGCTACCGCGGGTAACCTATCCGGCACACGCATTAATCAAATATTAGACCAGATAGGTTGGCCTAGCTCTATGCGTGACGTAGATGCAGGGCTAACTACGCTACAGGCAGACCCCGGCACGGCCCGTACTAGCCTTGCAGCTATGGAAACGGTGACTCTAAGTGAGTACGGGGCGCTTTATGTAGATGCTACGGGCAGCTTTGTATTTCAAGATAGGCAGGTAACTACAGCTAGCATAGGTGGCACACCTACCGTGTTTAACGATAATGGCACAAATATAGGTTATTTTGACGCGGTTTGGCGCTTAGATGATACGTTGGTTTATAATCAAGCTAGCATTACTCGTACGGGTGGCACGGCACAATTAGCTACAGATGCAGCTAGCGTAGCTAAGTATTTTGCACACAGCTATAACCAGCAAAATCTACTAATGCAAACAGATGCTGTAGCCCTAGATTACGCCCAAGCCTATGTAGCTAGCCGTAAAGAAACCTCTATAAGATGTGATGCCATTACCCTAGATTTATACACAGATAACTATAATGCCGGCATAATCGCCGCTCTAGACCTAGATTTTTTTGACCCTATAACGATTACTACTAATCAACCCGGCTCATCTACTTTAACTAAGACTTTGCAGGTGTTTGGCGTATCTATGGCAATTACGCCCGGCAGTTGGAAAACGACACTAACCACACTAGAGCCGATAATAGACGGCTTTATACTAGACTCTGCCATATACGGGGTATTAGATACCGGCGTATTGGCCTATTAGGGGGAACAATGGCAGCGGGCTTAGGATTTAAGACCTTTACTACAGGTGAGGTTTTAACAGCCGCGGACGTAAACGGCTATTTAATGCAAGGTATTTTAGTTTTTGCTAGTGAGGCTGCTAGAAACTCTGCTATAACTTCACCGCAAGAAGGCCAGTTTGCATACACTAAAGATAATAACAGCTTATGGTATTACACAGGTAGCGCGTGGGTGGCTAGCGGCGCAACAGGTGATATAGAGGGCATAACTACAGGCACAGACTCAGGGCTATCAGGCGGCGTTACTAGCGGTACAGCTGTACTACGCTTAAAATTAGAGTTTGATGCAGAAACAGGCACTACATACACGCTATTAGCAGGCAACCTTAACCAGCTAGTAACTCTAAACAATGCCAGCGCAATAACTTTAACTGTGCCGCCAAGCGTTTTTAGCGCAGGTGATGTAATAAATATAGCTCAAATTGGCGCAGGTCAAGTAACACTAGCGCAAGGCGCAGGCGTAACTATCAACTCAACAGGTGCAACAGCAACAGCACCTAAACTACGCGCAAGATACAGCGCAGCTTCTATCATCTGCACCGCCTCAAATACTTTTTTAGTTGTAGGAGATATTGCTTAATGAATATCTTGGGCATTATCGCTAGTTCTAAGTTTGGAGATGCTGGCGACTTTGAGTCTATTGCTACTGTAAGCGTTGGTAGCGGTGGTGCTGCCAATGTGGAGTTTACTTCTATTCCTAGCACTTACAGTCACTTACAATTAAGAATTATTGGAAGGTCTGCGAAAACAAGCGGTTTTGATTTTGCTGAGTTAACCTTTAATGGTGCTGGTGGAAGTGCTTATGCTACTCATTATTTATATGGCAACGGTGCTTCCGTTTCGGCTTTGGCGTTTACATCTTCAGCCTATATTTACCAAGATTTTTACGCAACAGCAGGAGACACAGCAAACATTTTTGCAAGTTTCGTTATTGATATTTTAGATTATGCCAATACAAACAAAAACAAAACTGTAAGAATGTTAGGCGGTAAAGATGTGAACGGTTCGGGCGGTGCGGCTGCTTTTCAATCTGGACTATGGAACAGCACGAGCGCAGTAACTAGCGTTAAATTAACGATGAACGGTGGAAACTTTGCCCAGTATTCATCCATAGCGCTTTACGGAATACGGAGCGCATAATGCCTATAACTTATGAACCGATAGCAACGACAACTGTAGCAGGGAGTTCAACCGCTTCTGTATCTTTTACAGGAATTAGCGGTTCTTATACTGACATAGTTTTTGTATGTGAAATTGATGGAAGTCTTGATGACAGCACAAGAATTAGATTTAATAGCGACAGCGCAACAAACTATTCACAAACCAATTTAACAGGTAACGGCACAACTGCGGCAAGCACTCGTTCCTCTAGTATCGCTCAAATTTCTTTAGGCATAGGAACCGCGACAAATCAAACCAATGTAGTAGGTTCAATAAATAATTACTCTAACAGCACTACTTACAAAACAGTTATTTTAAGAGCCAATAATCCAGCAGAAGTAACAGCCGCCCGCGTAGGTCTATGGCGTAGCACTTCGGCCATAACTAGCATTGAGTTTTTTATTGCTAGTGGAAACTGGGTAGCAGGCTCAACCTTCACCCTCTACGGAATCAAGGCGGCATAATGGCTAACACATATGAGGCAATAGCCACAGTAACTGTGGGTAGTGGTGGGGCTGCAACAATGGCTTTTAGTTCCATACCTGCGACTTATACTGATTTGCTATTAAAGGTTTCAGGTCGCACAAGTTATACCACAATAGACAGTATTTTTTTTACATTTAACGCTTCTACTGCAAACTTTTCATCTACAATTCTTTATGGAGATGGCGCTTCTGCTAGTTCTTTTACTCAGGCGCGTTTCGCTGGTTCTCAAACAGGTTCTAGTCAAACCGCAAACACTTTTGCTAATAATGAAATCTATATTGCAAATTACGCTGGTTCAACTTACAAATCTTACAGTGTAGATTCAGTAACAGAAACCAACGGAACAGCAGCATACGCCTATCTTGCGGCTGGTTTGTGGTCTGATACGGCTGCAATTACTGGAATTACTCTAACTCCAAATGCAGGTTCTTTTGAGCAATACTCAACAGCCACCTTATACGGAATCAAGAACTCCTAACGAAAGGAAAACAATGCCAACCAAAGTAATCGTAGACTGCTCAACTGGAGTAACTACTGAGGTAGAACTAACGGCCGAAGAAGTTGCTCAGCGCGAGGCAGATGCAGTTGCCTTTGCAGAAATCAAGGCAGCAGAGGAAGCAGCAGCACAGGCTAAGGCAGATGCTAAGGCAAGCGCCGAGGCTAAACTTGCAGCACTCGGTCTAACCGCAGACGAAATCGCAGCTTTAGGTTTGTAAATGCTAACGAGCTATAACGGCTGGCCTGCCAGTAAAGACCCGGCAGAGATAGGTATAAAGAGTTACCCCGTGCCCGGCACTAAAATTAAATTAAGATGCGCTGAGGCTGTAGCACCTTTGCTAGTAGGTTTTGCCGCTGAGTTTAACGCGCTTATAGAGCCAATAGATGAAGGCGGCCTAGATGACTGGGGCTATGCGTTCCGTATGGTACGCGGCAGTACAGACCGCTTAAGCTGCCATAGCAGCGGTACAGCTATAGACCTAAACGCAACTAAACACCCGCTAGCAGCTGTGGGCACGTTTCCAGCCGAAAAAGTACCTATGATTAGGGCGCTAGCCAAAAAGTATGGCCTAACGTGGGGCGGGGATTACCGTAACCGCAAAGATGAAATGCACTTTGAGGTTAGCATAAATGCAGAGAAAGCGGCTAAGCGCATACTAAAGTTAAGCAAAGGGCTAACCGACTAAGGGGCAGAGCAGGTTAGGTAAATGAATAAAAAACAAATAGAGGCAGCGTTATACAGCTATGGGCGCGCCGCGCTAGCAAGCGTTGCAGCTCTTTATATGTCTGGCATTACAGACCCTAAAGTATTGGCTAACGCCTTTATCGCCGGGTTAATTGGGCCATTAATAAAGGCAGTACAGCCCAACGAAAAGCAATACGGCATAGGCGCTAAATAGTGCGAGCCCTGCTAGGGGCTCTGGTACTTACAATGCTCTTAGCAGGGTGCGGCTATGATGGCTGGGTTAGGTATCCGTGTCAGAATTATGAAAACTGGGAAAAGCCAGAGTGTAACCCGCCTCAATGCAGAGCAACGGGCATATGTACAGAGGAGTTAATTAACCCTAATGAGTAGACAACGTACAAAATTAGCTCCCGAGGACATACACGCCCGGCTAATATTCTTCATAGGCGCGGTGTTAGCTGTAACTTTTTTAACTATAACTACAGGCGCGGTATATGCCCTAGTCTTTGTAACACAGCCAATAGGCCAGCAAGCGCCAAATGATAGGGACTTTATACAGCTGTTACAGACCCTAGCTATATTTTTAACAGGCGCTCTAGGCGGGGTACTAGCCGGTAATGGTCTTAAATCTAAAGCTGATAAAGACACAAAGAAAGACACGCCGCTAGAAAGCTAGCAATATGTCGCAGCTATAGGTCATACTTTTACTACACGCTGAGAGGGCTACTTAGTGTAGTAGTTTTATCAGCCTTAACAAAGGGTGATTTATGTTAGCTGATTTAGCAGTAATTACATTAACAGTTCTAATCGTAGGGCTATTTATGTTAGCGGCCTACCGTACGGGATACCGTGAGGGCCACGGTGACGGCTACCTAAGAGGGCGCAATATAGCTAAGGCGCTTAAAGAGGTAACTAAATGAGCTTTCTAGACGGTTATGAAGATGTAAACGCGCGTATTAAAAGAGCGCGGGCTGAGTTTCCCGGGTTACGTTTAGTAGCCTACATAGAGGACATAGACCTAAAAAACGGCTATATCTTAATTAGAGCTGAGGCTTACAAAAACTATGAAGATGACAAACCAAGCGCTGTAGATTATGCGCTAGAGGTTAGGTCAGACCGCGGCGTAAATGCTAATTTCTGGGTAGAGAATTGCGTAACGTCTGCATATGGGCGCGTTATTGGGTTGCTTAGCCCCGGCGGTGTTGGTAGGCCTACTAGGCAAGATATGGAGAAGGTAGAGGCTATCCAAGCGCCATTACAGACACGCGGGGCAGGCGGTGCAGTACCTAGCGCCGCTGAGTCAATAAGCGCTCTGAAAGCCAAGCTAGGGGCAGAGCCAATGCCAGAGCCGCCAATATGTAAACACGGGCATAGAGTGCTACTTGAGGGTTTATCTAATAAAACAGGTAAGCCCTACAAAGGTTATATGTGCCCTGAAAAAGTTAAGGGTAACCAATGTGACCCAATATGGCTAAGGCAGTATGGCGATAAATGGCTAAGGCCAGATGACCACGCAGAGGTCTTATTAGAGGCCGGGCGTAATTTAGACCCAATAGCAGAGCGTGAGCCTGTACCAGATGAGCTATTAAGTGATACTGAAAGGGCTGCCCGTGATACCAATTAAGGGCGGTTACACAAGTACCAAACACGAACAATTACTAGCTAATTATTTAACTACTTGTTACCCGTGGGTACTTACACCTACCCCGGCGTTTTATGTAAGTGATTACCACATAAACGAACGGGATTTAGGCGGGCGGTCTAATTACATAGGTGATTTAGAGCTACGCTGGCTAAATCAACCGAGTAGCGACCCGGTCTTGTTTGACTATTCTAAAATACAAATGCTAAGTGTTATGCCTATTTTCAAAGATTTACCTACCGCGTATCACAGGGTTTGTTTTAGATTTACAGACGGTTTATTAATGCTGCCTATACCTGCATTATTGGATTTAGAGCCATTTTTGTATAAAAAGCCCGGTGAAGAAGGCACAGAAAGAACTAAACTAAAAGTAATTATAGAAAGAAAAAACTATAACCCGGCTTGCTTTAAGCCCGTTATTATAGGTTAGAAAGGTGCTAAAAACTATGCTTTATGTAGAGGCTAAATGCAGACAATGCAAAACCGCAACGCTACAGCTAGAGCGCGTAGTGTCTGACCACCTACCACCTAACGTCAAATGCCTACAATGCACTAGGTGCGGGCTACTAGATATAACGTTGGTAGACGTGGCAACAGCCCGGCAGGTACGCAATTAAGTTATCCACAGGGGCTAAAAAGCTGTGGACAACACGCCCAAGCCCCGCTCAAGTTATCCACAATATCGCTTTACACTTGACTTATCGGGTACGCTGTCTGCGCGGAACGCAAGCCCCGAAGGGCGCTAGCTTGCGAACGCTGCGACAGCTAGGGCTACAGTTTTGCCTAATTCTAGGCTTGCTATCTTTACAGACTTCACCCGTAAAGGCTGATATAAACGCTATAGATGCTTATAAGATTTATGCTCATATAAAGATAGGCTCATATAAAGAGTTTAATTGTATTGAGAAGCTGTGGACTAAAGAAAGTAATTGGCGGCCTAAAGCTAAAAACCCAAACTCTACAGCTTATGGCATACCACAGCTGTTAAAGATGAAAGAAACAAACCCTTATAAACAGATAGACT